CCGTCTTCGAGTTCGCAGCATCAACTGCACCAACGTTTACATCAACAGATGGTAAAACAGATATTCTTGTTTTTAGATACAATGGCGCTGTATGGCAAGAAGTAGGTAGAACATTAAATTTAAGTGAAAGTTAAAATATGCACGCATTAGTACAAGATAATAATATTATACAAATTATTACAAACCCAAAAGCTTTAGTTATTGGTGATGTAAGATATCCAGCTAAAATATTTCAGTTATGGTCTAAATCTGAAAAAGAAGCTATTGGTATTTATGAAATAGTAATAGATAGAACAAACTATAAAGACCAAGAATATTATAATAACACAAACTCATCTTTCACATTTGCAGATGGTCAAGTCACAGAATCTTGGGGAACTGCAACACCAAAACAATTAGAAGATAGAAATGCAACGGATAAAGATGGAGTTGAATTAGATCCTGTTATTGTTATTGAGGGATTAAAAACACAAAAGAAAAAAATTGTAAAACGACAAGCATCTAATTTATTAGCTCCTACAGATTGGTATATAATTAAAGCAACAGAGGTAGCTGACTATAATGTGCCGAGTAATATTACAACATTTAGAACCAATGTTAGAGCAAAATCAAATGAGATGGAAACTCAAATAGATGCTTGTACTAATGTTGATGAACTAAAAGCATTATACGAATACACAACACAAGAAGATGGAACTCAAACAAGACCTTTAGCCGAATTTCCAAAGGAGGTTTAATGTCATTACTTATACCTGGAACTAACTCCATAAAAGAAACAGGCTATGATGTTGATAACTCAGTAAGAGTAAATGCGAGTAGCACTCCACACATGGCAGTAACGCAAGGAACTCCTACAAACGTTGATAAATATACTTTTTCTGTATGGGTTAAAAGAGCAGACATAGGTGCAGGTAATTCTAAAATATTTAGTGTAAGCTCTGGATCTGCCACTGGTGAGGAAAAATTAGAATTTAATCAAGACGATTTAATTTGGAGACAAACAGATACATCAGGAAATACAAATTGGGAAAGAGTAACTGATAGAAAGTTTCGAGACGCTGGCGCCTGGTATAATATTATAGTTGCCTATGATAGTTCACAAGGAACTGCTGCTGATAGATGTAAAATGTATATCAATGGAGTTCAAGAAACAAGTTTTTCTGGTTCACCCAATCCATCTTCTGGTCAGGATAGTTATACAAACACAAGTGGAAGAAGTTTAAAATTCTTTGCTTTACACTCAAGTCTAGCCACACAAACTGCCGGTGGTTACTTTGCAGAAATGGTCTATATTGATGGACAACAACTAGATCAAACTTCATTTGGTCAATTTGATTCTAACAGTCCTACAGTATGGGTACCAAAAGATGTATCAGGTTTGACTTTTGGTAATAATGGTTTTTATTGTGAATTTAAAAATAGTAGCGCTTTAGGCACGGACACGAGTGGTAATTCTAATAATTTAAGCACCACTAACTTTTCTACAACAGATCAATCCACTGACACTTGCACAAATAATTCTGCAACATTTAACCCTTTAAATCCCTCTTCTTCTAATATTTCTTTTGCACAGGGGAGTTTAACTTTTAAAACTGACGGTTCTGCCTCTGGTCAAAAAGCAGCTTTTGGAAATTTTGGAGTAAGCACTGGTAAATGGTATGCAGAATTTAAAATGACAGCAGTAAGTACACAATCAGGTTCATTTCCATATGCAGGTGTTGCCGGAATAGATAAATTTGCACATACTTATATTGGTGCGAATCTTGATAGTGTTGCATACAATACTAATGGAGCAGTTTATTCAAATGAAAGCGAAATAGATAGTGGAGAGGCTGGTTATGGAGCTGGAAATATTGTAGGAGTAGCCGCAGACATAACCAATAAAAAAATCTATATTCATGTCAATGGAACTTACATCAATTCACAAAATCCAGTATCAGGAGCGAATGGTTATACATTACCAACTAATACTGGTGGTTTTTATACTTTTGCCGTTTCTCTTTATGGAGCAAATGGAACTTGGGAAGCAAACTTTGGCTCTCCATCATTTAGTATCTCATCAGGAAATACAGATGATAATAATTATGGTAATTTTGAATATGACGTCCCTGCGGGGTTTTATTCCCTTAACACAAAAAACCTAGCGGAGTTTGGATAATGGCTTATACAACTATAGACGACCCAACAATTAACTTTAATACAAAAATTTATACAGGCACAGGTTCATCCAACTCTGTAACAGGCGTAAATTTTCAGCCTGATTTTGTCTGGATAAAAGATAGATCAGAAGGTAATTGGCACAATTTATATGATGTTATTAGAGGAGCAACAAAAAGACTTTTTTCAAACCAAACTAATGCGGAAGAAACACAAGCAGCAGCTTTAAGTGCGTTTGGAAGTGATGGATTTACTGTAGGAAGCAATGTTGATGTAAATAAAAGTAGTAATAATTATGTATCTTGGAATTGGAAAGCTGGTGGCTCTGCATCATCAAACGGTGATGGCAACATAGCAAGTTCTGTATCTGCTAACACCGCTGCTGGATTCAGTATTGCAACTTGGACGGGGTCAGGAAGTAATGGAACTATTGGACACGGATTAGGTGCTGCCCCAGAACTTTCATTTATTAAACAGAGAACAGGAACACAAGATTGGAATGCACAAGCAACAGCTTTAGGTTATTCAAAATATTTAATATTAAATGGCAGTAATGCTAGTGCTAACACATCTGGTGCTATAATTAGTTCAGTAAGTACAACAACAATTTCAGTTGATAGTAATGGTTATGTCAACGCTGCTTCAAACAACTATGTTGGATATTTTTTTGCATCAGTGCAGGGTCATTCGAAAATTGGTATATTTACAGGAAATGGAAATGCGGATGGTCCATATGTTCACTTGGGCTTTCGCCCAGCTTGGGTTCTATTTAAACCTGTTAGCAGTGCTGACTGGACTATCGTTGATGCTAAAAGAAATACTTTTAATCCAGTTGCAGATAAAACTTTAAATCCGAATTTAGATTCTGCTGAACATGATGGTAGTGCAGATTTAGATTTTCTTTCTGGTGGATTTAAAATTAAAAATGCAAATACAGATACAAACGATAGTGGAACAATATTATACATGGCTTTCGCAGAATCGCCATTTGTAAATTCTAATGGTGTACCAACAAACGCAAGGTAGGTATGTTACAAAAAATAGGATTTCAACCAGGTATAAACAAACAGATTACAGCCACTGGAGCAGAGGGCCAGTGGATAGATTGTGATAATGTAAGGTTTAGATATGGCATACCTGAAAAGATAGGTGGTTGGAAACAACTTGGTGACGATAAATTAACTGGTGCCGGTAGGGGACTTCATCATTTCGTAAATAGTAAGGCTAGAAAGTATGCCATTATTGGAACAAACAGAATTCTATATGCATTCTCTGGCGGTGTATATTATGATATACATCCTATTAAATCTACAACAACTCTTACAAGCGCTTTCACTACAACCAATGGATCGCAAACTGTTACTATAACTTTTAGTGGAGATCACGGTATAGGTGAACAAGATATAATTTTATTAGATAATTTTAGTTCTATCACTAACTCTAATTTTGCAGCTGCAGATTTTAACGATAAAAAATTTATGGTAACAACTGTGCCTACAAGCTCAACGATTACAATTACGATGCCATCAGCAGAGTCAGGATCTGGTGCAACAACATCTGGTGGTATTAGAGTTCAACACTATTATCCTGTGGGTCCAGCAGTGCAGGCAAAGGGTTTTGGTTGGTCTCTTGGAACCTGGGGCGGAGAAACAGCAGGAGAACCTACAACAACTTTATCCGCAGCAATAAACTCTTCAACAACAACCGGTATCATATTAGCAGACGTATCACAGTTTCCAGATTCAGGAACTAATTTTATAAAAGTAGGAACAGAAGAAATATCTTACACAGGTATAAGTACATCTAATGAATTAACAGGTGTTACAAGAGAAGTCAGAGGGACGACTGCTGCGTCTCACGGTGCAGGTGATACTGTCACTAGCACAACAAACTTTGTGGCCTGGGGTGAGGCAGCATCAGGAGATCTGGTATTAGAACCTGGTATGTGGTCATTAGATAATTTTGGTGATAAGGCCATATGTCTTATTCACGACAGTGCGGTGTTTGAATGGAATTCTGCAGCAACAAATGCAGAAAATATTAGAGCTTCAATTATATCTGGTGCACCAACCGCATCAAGACATATGTTGGTATCCACACCGGATCGTCACTTAGTATTTTTTGGGACAGAAACAACTATAGGAGATATTACAACACAGGATGACATGTTCATCAGATTCTCAGATCAAGAGGATATAAACACATATACACCTACAGCAACCAATACGGCTGGCACACAGAGATTAGCCGACGGATCACAGATCAGAGGAGCGATCAGAGGTCGTGATGCAATTTATGTTTGGACTGATACAGCTTTATTTACACAACGTTTTGTTGGTCAACCATTCACCTTTGCATTTGCACAGGTTGGAACCAACTGTGGACTTGTTGGACAGAATGCATGTGTTGAGGTTGATGGTTCCGCATACTGGATGTCAGAAAATGGTTTCTTTA